ACCAAGCAATCCCGCACCAAACAAAACATCCCTTTGACCCGCTTGTTGAGCATTAGCAGCCAATTGAGCCTCTTGAGTAGCCCTTGCGTTATACAGAGCTTGCAATTCAGGAGTAGTAGCACCCATAGTGCCACCTTGAGCCACAGAAAGACCGCCACGACCTTGTTGTTGGAGTCTGTTTTGCAAAGTAGCTAACTCTTGTTCTCTGCCTGGTTGCAACAAACTCATCTGTTGATTGAGATAGTTCTGAGCAACATCTTGCGGAGATTGAGCCAAGTACTGATTGCCCAAACCAAATAGACGTTGTGCGCCCGTTTGAAGAGGTGCAAATTGTGATTGTGCTTGTTCTGCTTGAGTCAAACCTTGATTAGACAAAGCCATGAAACGATCTTGTTGCGCTTTGACATCAGGTGTTAAGTTGTAACCTGCACTTGATAACCTACCAGTAGCAGGATCAAAGCCAAACTGAGAAGTTCCAAACCTTGTGGTCATGCCAATAGGTCTAAACTGAGCCGCATCTTTTGCCGCTTTTGTCTCAGCATCTATCAATGCTTGCGCCCGTTGAGTCGCTTCTCTTGATGTTTGCATCTGCAACAGATTTCCAGCAGTACCAAGACCACCTGCAATCAGATTGGGATTTAACAGAGACAATAAACCTGTACCAAGAACATTAGTACCAACCCGTTCTAATGGAGTAGTATCTCTAGTTCCTGGTGGTGAATCTGCTCCAGATACTAATGTAGAAGGTAGAGCAGCTAAAGTATCGCCAACTCTAGTTTCTCTTGGTGCAGTAATTGTCTGAGTTGCAATAGCAGGAGTAACTAAACCCGCAGCAATAGCAGCCACATCTTGCGTAGTTACAGGTCTGTTACTTGTAATAATTTGCTCTGCAACATTACTGGTAATGTTTGGCGAAACAGCAGAAACAGCAGTAACCAAATCAGAAACCTTTAAGTTCTGACCACTTGAAACTATAACTTCCGCTTGAGTCTGTGCTTGTTGAGGAGTTATGTTTGGTACTGTTGCAATAACCGCATTAGCAATTTCTTGCGTAGAAGCTACTCTGTCTCCAGTAACTTGCACAGTAGATAAGTTACCACCAGTAGTAGGTGTAACTGTTGATACCAAAGCACTGACTACTGGCTGAATGGCATTTGAGTTTGAGCTAGTGATAATCTGTTCAGCAACAGTAGGGGTGATGTTTGGAGAAACAGAAGCTACAGCAGTTACCAAGTCATTGGTAGTTAAGTTCTGACCACTTGTAATCAATACTTGAGCTTGCGCTTGAGCTTGTGGAACAGTTACATTGGGGACTGTCGCAAGGATGGCATTAGTAATCTCTTGCGTAGATGCCAATCTATCGCCTGTCACTTGTACATTTGGTAGGTTAGTTTGCGCCCCTAAGTTAGCTGGCGTTCCTAAATTAGAAGCAAGTTGACTATTAACTAAAGCCAATGTCGCTTGATCTACCATTTGAGGTTGTGCCGTACCAGTTACATTTACAGTGCCTGCTTGCGTTACTGGTGTGGTAGTTGCTACAGAAGTGGCAGGAGTGATTGTTGGCGTAACCAAACCGCTCAATAAACCACCCGTACTTACTGCAGGAGTAGTTGTTCCAGTAACATTTACAGCACCAGGTATTGGTAAAGTAGATGTAGCAGAACCTCCAATTGCAGTTATTGCTCTATCAATGATTGCTTCGTTATAACCACCAGCCGCCAAAGTATCAGCAATTTGAGTTGTTGATAAACCTTGGCTTGCTAAGTTTTTGGCATCTGCAATAGCAAATTGACGCTCTGTAATGCCAACGTCAGCAGCAGAACCCGTAGAGAGATAGTTGTCCAATGCAGATGCGCCATAAGAAGCCGCACCACCAAGCAAAGCACCTTTAAGAATATCTTGTCCTGTGCCACCTGCTATTGCAGTTGTTCCACCACCAATGGTTGCGCCTGTAGCACCTGCCAAGGCAGAACCTGTCAAGCCAGTAGCTCCACCTAATAGACCCGAGATAAAAGGAAGACCAACAGTAGATGCCGCTAATCCAATAACAGGAGCTGCAGCAGCCAATAGACCACGATCACCACCACCTGCAAAAGTACCTGAGTCAATTACTTCGCCAGTTGTCGGGTTGTATGTCTCCCAATTAGCTGTGTTGTTTGGATCAACTCGTGTTTGGTAAACTACTTGTGGAACACCTGCAATCTGTGCCTCAATGTCATCGCCTTCAATTACAGTTCCACGAGCAGTAGGAATTGCTCTAGCCAATGACTGAGCAACAACAGGAATATTAGCGGCCTGAGTAATAATTGGAGGAGTTACGGGTACAGTGTTTGATTGATAGGCTTGCGTAATTGCTTGAGGTGCACTAGATGGAACTTCATTCTTAAACTGTGATAAAGCATCAATAACAGATTGGTTATAAACCGCTGTGCCTTCAGCATTGGTATGTAAAGCGTCTATCAACAATGCTTTGTTTTGCAGAATCTCACCTTGAGTACCAACTAAAGCAACATTAGAGTTAGCTTTGGCAACATCTTTAAAAATCTGGTCAACTTTAGGGTCAAAGTTGTTAGTGATTACATCTTCAACAGACTTAGCATAAGGTGAACCAGTAAGAACAACATTGACACCTTGATCGCCAAGAGTCTTAACAATCTGGTTTAGGTTATCTTTAACAACTGCCTTGTCTACGCCAGTAATGAAGTCAACACCACCTGCTTGCAAGTAAACAGTAGCGTTAGGGTCAAACTGACCACCACCCGCCAAGAATGTATTAAGTTGCTTTAATGTGTCTGAGGTAGTTGATCCTCCAACAGCATAGTTAGATGTTTGCTGACCAGTAACTTCTGTGAGTTGATTCTGTAAAGCAGTGTTAGAACTATTCCAACTAGCACCAGCTAGAATGTTGCCACTTAGCAAACCACCAGAAGCACCACCAGTAGCATTGGCTACGTCTTCACCAGAGATTCCATACTGACGCATCTGCGCTTGAGTAGTAGCGGCATCAGGGCTTGTGGCAAGAAAATCACGAATGATTCCATACAGGGTATCCGCAGAACCACCTGTATTAAGTTGATAGCGCAGTGCATCAGATATAGCCATGATTTTTCCTTAGATTATGTTGCGTCAGGCTTTGGGTATTTAGCCTTAACAGCAAGACACGCATCAATGTATGCTTGTATTTGTGCTTGATCGCCTTTGACCACGCCATCAATGTAGTCTGCAATTGGCGGGTATTCTGCGGCTCGTTTGGCTTTGTAGGCAGTTAAAGCAAGTGCGGCTTCTTCAGCATCAGATGCGGCTTTTTTTATTTCGTAATCGGCCTGCTCTTGTGCGGTGTATTCAATCTGAACAATCTCGCCAGTGCTTACATTTACTTGTGTGGTGTGCATAATAATCCTTAGATATAAGAAATGTTGATTTCACCAGCGGTAAAGGTGTCAACGCCGTTCTGTGTTGTAATAGAAACACGGTCAAGCACCGCAGACAAAGACTTTGACCCACCCATTACACGAGTAAATCCATCAGCATCAGAACCAAAACATCCTTGTGCAACAAAAGTAAAAGTAGATGAGTTAAGAAGCGTCAATATAATTGATCCATTAAGTCTGTCGCTACTTGCAGTTGCTCTAATAATAAAGCCATCAGTTGTAGCGTCACTAGATACTGTGCTACCACTTATACGGGCGCTGCCAGATTGATAGCCAGTTGTTTGAACGCCTCCAGAATCTCCTATCCTAAGTATTTTCGCGCTTGACCCGCTTGTTCCAACACCTCTAAAACTTACGTTAATTTGTTTTACGCCAGAAGGAATGCCAGTAAAGTCAATGCTTGTTCCTGAAGTCGTTGCTATTGGGGTAGCAAGTGTAAATCCCGCAGCAGGTGGAGCAGAACTTTGCCATGTCGTGCCATTAGAGGTCAGCACATTACCAGAGGTACTAGGAGCAACAAACAAAGGTGCGCTTGTTCCATTGCCAAGAATGACATTGTTTGCCGTCAATGTTGCAAGGCTTGTTCCACCATTAGCAACAGGTAATGTACCTGTTACATTCGTTGTTAGATTTGCAAAAGTAGTTGATGTAGTACCTGTACCACCGTTTGCTATTGGCAAAGTTCCAGTTACACCAGTAGATAAAGGAAGACCTGTAGCGTTAGTTAAAGTACCACTAGCGGGTGTTCCAAGATTAGGAGCAACAAGAGTCAGTTCTGTGCCGTTTGTTGTAGCACCTGTAATGCCGCCAAATGCACCCGCATTGTTGTATTGAACTTGAGTAGTAGAGCCGCCAGGCGATCCCCCTCCACCAGAAGCAGCAATTGTTTGGTTGGGCCATGTTCCAGTAACAGTTATGTTTGTTCCAGCAACAATACTTGGAGTTGCTGTTCCTGTACCACCATTGGCGACAGGTAAAGTACCCGTTACACCTGTAGACAAAGGCAAGCCAGTCAAGTTTGTTGCAGTACCTCCCGAGGGAGTACCCAAAGCACCACCATTAACAACAACAGCACCAGAAGAGCCTGTATTGACCGCTAGAGCCGTTGATACGCCTGTACCTAGACCTGACACACCAGTGGAGATTGGAAGCCCTGTAGCGTTTGTTAAAGTTGCGCTAGTAGGAGTTCCAAGAATAGGAGTCACTAAAGTAGGTGATGTAGCAAATACTGCTGATCCCGTTCCTGTTTCATCTGTCAAAGCAGCTAAAAGATTGGCAGAACTAAATAAACCCAAAGATGTTGCATTTCCAACAGAAGTGACTGCGCCTGTTAAGTTAGCATTTGTCGTGACTGTTGCAGCATTGCCAGTTGTGTTTTGATTAAATGTTGGAAAAGAAGTTAAATTTGCCGCAGACCCTGTAGGTGCAAGCACATCTGTTCCAATAACCAAACCTAAATTAGTACGAGCGTTGGCAGCCGTTGAAGCACCTGTTCCACCATCAGCAATCGCTAAATCGGTGATACCAGTAATTGATCCACCAGTAATGTTGGCAGAAGCATTGTCTGTTTTAGTCGCAACAGCAGTCTGAATATTGTTAAATTCAGTATCTATTTCAGTACCTTTGACAATCTTTAAAGGATTGCCAGGCGATAGATTATCTTTGGTAGCGAAATTGGTTGATTTTGTGTAATTAGACATGGTTTACCTCTTACCCTATTTTGCCATCTTTGGCTTGAATTTCAATTTTTTGCAGAGAAAATGAAACATTATTGATTGTAGTTTCATAACCAGTTTGAACAATTTTTCCGAAACCTGAAGCATTAGCAGTCAAAGTTTTAATAGGAACGCCACTTGTGTATTCAGCAATGTTGTATTCAGCAATACCATATTCATAACTTACTTGAGTAGGGATATAAACATTCTCTGATTGATAAGCACCAGAATAATCAAAGCCCCACTTAATTGTGAGAAACTGATTAGACCCACCAATTACAACGGCAGCAATATTCTTTAAAATAGAAATCTGATTAGGGTTTCCTAAGTCAGCATTGTTTGTGTAATACAAAAAACGATATGTCAATGTGTCATCAAGATAAGTTCCATACTTACCAATGTAACCATTTTTACCAATATACAGATCGCCATTACGCAAAGAACGCAAAGCAGTTGGTGCAATAGAGTCCCATTTCGTAACACGAGAAGCCCCATCTTGCAAAGACTGTTTAGTATCGAAACAATAAACTTGAAATGTCGCTGGCAGAACAAGTAAGTAAAACGCTTCTTTTTCTGAGTACACAGACTTCAAATTCGAAAGTGTTTCACCAGCCAAAGAAGAAGTTAAGTCGAAACGAACATTCTTAGACAAGTCTCGCAAAGGAGCAGACTTCTCTTGAATTGTTCTCATCAATGAACGAACACCTGAGTCTGACAAGAAAACAACATCAGAGCCAATGCTTTGTATGGTGTCTCTAGCAATACAACCAATTGAGCCTACTGTATCGCTTAGAACAAGAGAAGCAGGGGTAGAAGCATTTGCGTAAACAAGAATCTGTCGCTTACCAAAGATAAACAAGAAATCATTGTGCGCTGCCAAACCCATTACTTCATCAGCACCATTAGGCCACACACGGGAAACATCTAATGACCCTGAAGTGCCACCACCCCATACATGACCTGCAATCAGATCAGAGAAGGTAACAGTTACTTTGTCTGTTGACGTATTAGCTACCCATAAGCGACCAAAAGCTGAAATAGCAATGTTGGCTTGAGGAACTGTAGCTACATAACCAGACTTCTCAGAAACTCTGCGATAAGTAGTTGTACTTACAGCAGGGTCATAAATGAGTGGATCGTGACCTGTTTGGAAGAAGTATGCAATGCCATTTAAAGATGCACATTGCCAATTAGATGCTGTAATAGTAGGAGCAGAGCCACCACCACCATAGGTCAACTCAGTAACAGCGTTAGAAGTACCAAGAAACAGAACAGTCAAAGTTCCATCATTTTGGACTAACTCATGGATCACGCCAACATCGTTAGCGCCTAAATTGCCAGAGGATGAGTTAACCCTTGTCCAACCTTTTCTAGCACCAATACGACCATACTGATCCAAGATGACGTTAGTTGCAACCAAGGCAAAGCCTGACTCTAAACTAAGAGGCGAATCTTCAGTATTCAGGCCATAAAATCCTGGCGCTGAGAGACTGTAACTTTGGAGTGCAGATGCCATTAGACCGCCACAAAGTTATCTTCAGGATAACGGGTAGACTCCAGTGCAATAGCATCAGAGAGCATTCCTCTGAACAAAGCATAAGCCTCATTAGAGTTAGTTCCACCATCTTCACCACGCTCAATCAAAGCCCGAGCATAGGCACTTTGAGCCACTAAATAGTCTAAAACCTTGACTGAAGTGCCATCAGCAGACAGATTAGCCTGTGGGACAGTTACATCAAATTTAAGTGTATATACGCCATCAGGAACAGGAAACAAATCAATCTTTGTGTCGCCATTGCCATCTACACCACTAAAGCAAAACTCTGAAGGGATAGACTGAGAAGGTGTACCAAAGTTGAGCTTGCGGTTCATATCCGCAACAGCAATGTTGTCTAAAGTAATAACACTTGTAGTGTTGATAGCATCATTTATACGAAACTTCTGACCCGCACCTGTTAAAGAGTAAGAACTTGTGGCAGCAGTAGTAGTAACTGTAATTGTTTGTCCTAAGACATTCCAATTATAAGAATCCTCAATTTGACGTTTAGCATCATTGACAAACTTGCCAATCAAAGAAGAATAGGCTGTCTCACCAATAGTTGTGACTGTGCTTTCACGCAAGCGAACTAACACATCGTTAACAAGTTCTAAATAGGTCATGTTCGTTGCGCTCCTTGAACCTCAAATGTAGCAATAAAACTGAAGGAACTTGCACTTTGAGTAGTAATTTGAATCCTATCGCCTTCTTCTAAAACGATATAAGCATTGCCATCAAACTGGAGGTATTGCTTTGAAGTCAAGTCGTAGTTAGTAAGAATATCCAAGGTA